TTGCTATACACAATGGCAGAGTTCAGAAGCTACAGGTTTGACGTACAAGGTGCGATTTTAGACTTAAACTCATAGTCTTATAATATATGGGGATGGGAACTTACTCATCCCCATATCTATAAGGAGGAAATAAAAATATGGCGTTAACAATAACAAAGCCCGGTTCAGCCCCTGACGTAACTGGAGTTCCCGGCAACATAAAGTATGTTATTAAAGACATTACTTTTGATGACTCATATCCAACAGGTGGTGAATCTTTAACTGCAACACAGCTAGGATTCGAGGAACTGTACATTATACTTATTTCACAAAAATCTGACGGTTTTGTAGTACAATATGACTACACTAACGAGAAGTTAGAAATTTATGAAGCAGGTGCAGACGGTGCCGCATTGGACGAACTTGGTGACACAGGAGATGCTAGTGGTATTGGAATAAGAGTTATTGCTTACGGAAAAGCGTAAAATGTCCGCAAAAATAAATCTACGATAAAGCTGTCTTTAAGCAATTTTCTGGACAGCTTCGTAGAGGAATATATAATTAGGAGAACAAATACATGTCAATAACAAACGATTATCAAGACTCAGCATCTTTTGAAACGTGGCAATCAGATCCAAGTACAAGAACCGCTGTACAACCATGGGACAGATACGTCCCTTTTAGTGGTTCAGTCGGAACAGCAGCTGCAGATATAATAAATGTATTTTCAAGTGCATATTACGATATAGACCAAGGAGCTACTACAGCAAACTTAGAATTACCTTATAGTGGTAGTCCCGGCATAAATAGAATTTTAAACCCTTCAATAGAGAATGCAAGTATATCAGAATTTACAGCAGCAGGGTCAGCTATATCAAGAACAACAGGAGCACCCTTCTTAGGGTCAGCAGAGCTTACATGTAACCCAGCTAACTCAGCAGCTAAAGAAGGATTTACTGTTACTACAGACACTTTAGCTGGAGGCACATCAAGAAGTGCAGATTCATATTTATGTGCACAAGGAATGGTAAGAGGGGCATCAGCATCAGGAGATGCAGTAATACAAATTTTAGACTCTGATGATACTGTATTAGCCACTGGTGAAGCAGTAAGTTTGACTACATCTTACCAAAGAGTATCAGTGCATTACAAACTTCCAACGGGTGGAGCAACATATAAAATTAAGTTCTGTTCAAACACACAACACAATATTAATATGTTGTGGGATGCGTTGATGTATGATAAAAGAATAAACACAAAAGTTATTGACTACATAGATGGTAACCTTGCTGGAGGTAATACATACCAATGGGAAGGCACTACAGACCTATCAAGGTCAAGACATCTATCTCCAATAGGTGCGATCAGAGGAATAGTAATTAGAAATACACACGCATCACAAGAATTATATGTAGCGTTTGATGCTGTTGCAGAAGCAAGCACAGCCGCTATTAAATTAACTGGTAACGATACCACAGAGCACAATTTCTTTGAAAGTCAGCATCCATTAGACTTCAGAAAGAACATTTCTGTAATAGCTAATGGGGCTAGTACAACTTTCGAAGGTGTGATTTGGGGAGTTGCAGCCCCTGTAGGATAGGAGAAACAATGGTTACTATGGCTAGTAATACAGAATATAAAAGCTGGCTTTCGTCTGAGGACGAGACTATTATTTCTCTTGAAAAAGCACAAGCTGGTAGGACTACGCTTGATGATATTGCTGATGCAATAGATGAATACAAGCGTCTGTTCGTAGCTGGACTAGCATCTCCTGCAGAGAAAATTACTTTACACAGAGCCTTTCCTAGTGATGTTGAATATACAGAAGCTTGTGATGCCTTAAAAAATGACGAGGGTGACTACGATATGATGATTGTTGGAGGTCCCGCATCAGTAGAAGTTGTTGATAGAGAGGGACATCTGATCACAACAGACGCTCTTAAAAAGGCATTCAAGAAGTACATGAAGAACTTTAGGGGCAGGAACGTAATGGTTATGCACTCTGATGTTCAAGTAGGACACGCACTTCCAGCATATATAAGTAAATCTGGTAACATATTCAAGAGTGGTGTAGATGATAAGGGGCTATTTTTTATAGCAGAACTTAGAGATGATACAAAGATATCAGGTAGAGTAAGGGAGCAGATTGAAAAAGGTGGTATGAAATCATATTCAATCGCTGGTAGTGCCACTCAAAGTAAACAAATAAATAAGTCTGATGGTAGCACCATACTACAAGTAGATGACATGGAGCTAGCAGAAGTAACAATATGTGAAAAGGGAGTAAATCAAAACGCTCATTTTGAATTGCTTAAAGGTGACAAAGCGGAAGGGTCATGTGTAGACGGCAGTTGTTTAACTAAGTCTCACGATCCCGCTCCCGAACAAAATATAATTGTTCTAACTAAAGGTGAAGTCCCGTCCTATAAAGATCTATTTATGAAGTGGATCGTTAAAGAAGATGACTCTGATAAATCTAGAGCAATAGCTATCGCAACTGCACAAGCTAAAAAAGAAGGCTACAAAAAATTTACTGACGGTAGTCCCGGCGATAAAAGAAGGGACAAGATTGCAGAGGAAATTAAAAGAAGTCTTAAAAAAGCTGAAAGAGAAACACGGCTTACAGAGTTTGGCAGTGAAGATAAAGGGGGAATGAAGTTCAGAACTAGGACTGATAAAGTTGAAGGTGGTAGATTTAGAGATGCCGCCACACCATATGTTGGACGTGATGAACTTAGTAGGAGTGAATACAATCCTCAAACCGGCAAAGAGTTTACTGCTGGTAGAACTTATGATGAAAAAGGTCAAAAAGGTGTTTACTTTAAACAAGGAAAAAAATCACCTACTTTAAGTAGATCTACTAGAGCTGGGGGAATAACACAAGAACTTTCACTAAAAGCACAAGAGGTTGAGGGAAGAAGGAAGAACCCACCACCTTTAATAACTAAACAATTATTTTTAAATAAGATGAAGGAGTTAGTATAATATAATATGAAGAAAGATGTATATCCAGACGTAAGAATTGAAATAGTTTCTGAAGGTCTAAGAAAAAAAATATTAGAACAAAGTACGGGTGGAGCCCCTGTTGTTTACGGAGAGGAAAAACCCAAAGGCGAAAACTTACCTAACATAGATAGTAAAGGTAAAAACAAGGAAATGGGAGGGCTTTTACAAGTGAGTAATAAGAAACCAACATACACAGCAATGATTAAACAAGCTATACTAGAACTCCGTAAAGATGCTCATGAGGAAGAGGGTAGAAGTGCTACTCCACTCAGAAGAAGCGGTGAAGTTAAGCAGCAAGTGCTTAGAACACAATCACAACAAGGTCCATCTAGTTCATCACTGAACAGAAGACCTGAAGTATTTACACCGCCTGCAAAAGAAACAGGTGCAGGTGAAGGTATGGGTGCAGGCACATCAAGCCCATTAACACAATCAGATGCGGTTAAACGTCAAAACATTGGCGGAGGAACGACAGGAACTTCAACTAGAACAATGGATCCAGCATCAGCACCACCGGGTGGAAGAGACTTTGATATGTCAAGAGGTCCGGGTAAAAAAGCAGGTTTGAATCCGAAAGATCTTGTTCCGGGTGGAACTAGTTTTGCAGAAAATGCTATCGTTAAAGAAGTAGTATCTGAATTTTTAAATAAAGGTAAGGTGTGGGATGTACAAAAAGAAACTTGGGTTACAAAGCAAGCACCTCCTATGACTACATCTGCAACTAAACCAGCTAACATGGGCGTAGGTATGCAGCAACCAGTTGTAAGTGGAGCAGGCTCCATGAAAAATATAGATAAAGCTAAAGTAAATAAAGAGCCAGCACCAGCTGCTAAAAGAAAGACTGCTCCTAGACCTAGGAAGAACATACAAGCTGCTATAATTAAAGCTGCAGGTCTTGCATTAGAAAAAGCAAGAGGCAAACAGGGCAGATCTATTCCTAAGAGTAGACAGTTTAAACAATCTGACTTAGGTAGAGGTGCTACTACATTCAATGAAACTACTGAAAGAAGAAGTAAGGGTGGTAGAGCTATTCCTAAGAGTAGACAGTTTAGTCAAAAGCCTAAGAGAGCTACAGGTGGAATGGCAGAAACTTACAGAGGATAATCATGGCGAAAAGAGAATCCATCGTACCCGGATTGGGTAAAAAACAGGCGAAAGTCATTAATAATGAAGAAGGCAGAAGAGCTGAACACAAAAGGCATCTAGAAGAATTAGGTTTCCCTAAAGAAGTAGACGCTGCGTTCATGCGTTATGCACCCGTGAGTTACGATGACGAGAATCCATACCCATCTAAAGTTGTTAACCAAGCTGGTGAAGATCTAGGATTCACACCAAAAGATTCCCTCATGAAGTCTGATGTGCAATCTATTGTCAAGGAAGCTGTGCAAGAAGTGTTTATTTCTAAGCAACCTGAAGAACAGGAAGGAAGAGTTTCCGATGAAGATATTGATCGAGCTCTTGGTGGACTAAAACAAAATTTTGCAGCCATAGGTAAAGATATTAAGGATTCATTTAAAAATGCTTACTATTCTTCTGTACAAGCAGGGTCAGGAAAGAAAGGTGATTTTAACAAACCTATACTTGGAACTGACTCTAAATACGCAGTTGGACCTCTTGACTCCCAAAGCATATGGAATCCTTTGAACTTTGCAGAAATACTTCGAGATGGCTTTTCCGGACTGTTAAGTGACGGTGCTACAAAGGGAAAGATATATAACGCTAGAGGTCAGAATCTAGATAAATTTGCCAATCAGGCAGGCTACGATGGGACTTTAACTGAAGACACTTTATTCGCAGCGGTAAATGCGGCTGGTGGAATAGGTAATTATAATAAACTTTCCAGTGCTCAGAAAAATAAATTATTAACTGGTGCTGCAAATACAATAAAAGAGACCACAGAAAACACCTTAACAGGCATGGCTAGTTCAAAAGAAGGAAAAGAATTAGGCAAAGTATTTGAAGTAGACCTACAAGCAAAAGATCCTGCAGGAGTTCCACTAATATCTCAACCGGGTGGGCTTGTAGCTGGTAAGTATAAGACGGGTAAAGGTGCAACCAAAGACCAGTCCATGGAGCCTATCGATTACGATCCTAAGAGAGAGACTGATGCCATAGGTATGCCTAGAAGATTTGAACCGGGAGCAAGTGGTCCAACCCGAAGGGGTGAAGTACAACAATTTGTTCCGGGTCCGGGGCAGGAATTAGATCAAGTAACACCACCGGGTGGAAAGTTTGGTGGCGTAGGTGCTAGACAAATTAGTAATATTCAAGAAAGAGATGGCAAATTATTTGGAACTGTGAGTGGCTCTGGGACAAACCCATATCAAATACAAGTAAAACCTGAACAGTACAAAGGTGTTAAAGCAGGAGATACTATTAGTTACAACCCATCTAAAGATCCTAAAGCATTTGAAATAAGATCAGTGACTGATGCTGGCACTCCAGTTAAGACGCAAGGTACTGCACCGGGACCAACACTTGCAGAAGCTCAAGCTAGAATCGCTAGAGATAATCCTGCAGCACAACCAAAGAACTCACCTTATTTAAAGAACATGCAGAAACAAGACGGCTTTGACTATGGTGGATTCGCACCGGGTACTTCAAGGAGACCAAGTGGGAGAAGACCACAAATAAAAGATCAAACCCCATCACAACCATACAGGTCAAGGGAAGAAGCACGACAGGCGGGTGAGTTTGGTGAGAGAGCAAGAATAAACCCTAAAGTGATGGATCAACGACAAGCACCGACACCAACATCACCAAAACCACAAGACCGAAAACAGGATGATCCTAAAGGTAGATATGATAGTAGGAAGCAAGCAGATCTTCAGAGAACGCCTGCACCTCCTACGTTAAAGAACATGCAGAAATATCAAGCATGGTTGCAGAAAGCTGAAGATGAAGGTGCTATGGCTAAAGTACAATTAGATAGAGTATCTGACTTAGCATCTATGATGCACGATATATTAGAAGATGAAGATCAACTACCGGGATGGATTCAGAATAAGATAGCTGACTCACTGCACAACTTAGAAGCTTCAATTACTCATGTCATGTACGATGAAAAAGAAGATCGTGATCTGGTCAAGTCCAAAGAAGTCTTTCAAGATTTTTTAGTTAGAGCCCCACAAGGCGGGGGCGAACATCTGGAGAAGGTGGCTCCCATCATACCTGCAATAGCCGCTGTCACGGGGTCTACAGCAGTTAGGACAGCTGCTCCATTTGCTTTTTTAAAAATAGCCCCTAAGCTAGCTAAGTTCGTAGGAAAACTATTTGGTAAGAAAAACGCGAAAGATGTCACAAAAGAAACTTTAGAGAAAACAGCTAAGAAAGGTTTCAGTAAAAAACAAGCAGCTTTGTTTGCGGCACCTTTAGGTGGGGCATATTTACTAAGCCAAGGAACAGATGATCCGGATGAAAAAGCAGCTATGGATGAGATGCAGAAGTTTGGACAGGATTTACAAAATGGTATAAATGATCAAATGGCAAAAATAGGGCAGGGGATTCAAGATACGTATGGTTCTTTATCTACAGAGATAGCTGACTTTCAAGCAAAGGTACAACAGCAAGGGCAACAACCATCTCCTAACAATCAACAGATAGGTGACGGCTTGACTGACAGAGAGCTGGGTAGGAGAGGTGTAGACACTCTTAAACCATCGTACATAGATCCGATCTACGATACTAGTCCTGAATATGATAGGAAAGTAAAGGAACAAGGAGCACCATCAAGAATAATTGGGGCTGATGTAGATGGTCAAAAGTATCAATTTGAAAGACCTATAACAAGCATGTCAGGAATTAAATCAAGTTTACAGACTGCTAAGCCAGTGCAACAGATAGTAAAGGAAGCTATAGTTGAAATTAGTAAAGCGAAAAAAAAAGGCGGTAGGAAGAAAGATCCTCGTCTTGAAAGAGCTGGAGTAGATGGCTACAATAAACCAAAGAGAACTCCTAAACATCCTAAGAAGTCTCACATAGTTGTGGCTAAAGAAGGTAATAAAATAAAGACTATACGTTACGGAGAACAAGGTGCTAAGACTGCAGGTGATCCAAAGAAGGGTGAGTCTGCAAAGATGAAAAAGAAACGAAAGTCATTTAAAGCACGACATAGAAAAAACATAAAGCGTGGTAAGATGTCAGCAGCTTACTGGGCAGACAAATCTAAATGGTAGGATAAAATGGATTACGCAGAAATAATATTTAATCAAATAATTGAAAAAGCTAAAAAGCGAAAAAAGAAAAAGAAGTCTACTGTAAATAAAGCAGGGAACTATACTAAGCCAAGCATGAGGAAACGAATGTTCTCTTCAATCAAAGCTGGTTCTAAAGGCGGTGCTCCCGGACAATGGTCTGCTAGGAAAGCACAACTACTTGCACAACGATATAAGAAAGCTGGAGGAGGCTACAGGAACTAATGGCTGAGAAGAAGTCACAGAAGTCACTCAAGCGATGGGGTGAGCAAGATTGGGACTACGTTTCTGAAAAGGATAAAAAGAAACCTAAGAAGAAGCGTGGTAGATACTTGCCTAAATCTGTGAGAAGAAGCCTAACACCCGGACAGAAAGCTGCGACTAATAGAAAGAAACGTAAGGCAGGTGGTGTAGGAAGCCGTGCTAAATATTCAAAGAAGGTAGCTAAGAAAGTAAGTAGCGTATCTAAACTCATAAAATACTTATCCAATTAATCTAAAGTATTGTATAATAATATCACAGGAGGATTTAATCTATGGAACAATTTACATGTGAATGCGAATGCGAGTTAGACATTCAATGTGATGAGGGGATGTGTAAGAAGGATGAATGTGAAGCAGACGAATGTACATCTACATGCGGCAGTGAATTAGAAGAATATGAATGTTGCGGTGAAGGATGCTGTGAAGAGGATAACATTATATATGATGAGTTTGGTTGCTAGATGAGATATCGATACGAAACAAAACCTAAGAGTCCTGTAAAAAAGAAACTAGGAGGACAGTCACAAATAGTGGCTATGCCTTTTAAAGATAATAACAGAGCCGATAAGATTGATGAAATTAATCTAGGAGGGAATATGTCTATATGGCATGTGACGCTTGAGACAGGCTATGAAGAAGTAGTCTTTGCTGAAAGCTACAAGGAAGCTGTCGAAAAAGCTGAACACAATCAAGATAACCCAAATTATAAAACAAGTGGGTTTGAAATATTTTATACTCTGATAAAAGATATTAGAGATATAAGAGATGACTTAGAAAGAATAAAACAAGTAATTAAAATACCAGAGGAAGAATAGAATGGCACATTTTGAAATACATAGAGATGTTTTAGATGCACAAGCTCAGTGGATATACACTAAAGGTGATGGCACAGAGATATGTGTAGAAGGGCAGTATGGGACAGGTAAATATGTTTACTCTACTGCTGGGGCTAAAGGCTATTGGACAGATGCTGTAATAGCGAATAAACTATCTCCAAGTGCTTTACTTTCAGCTCTTGCTACTGAAGTAGGAGAGAGTGTAGGAGACATAACATTTGATACTAGTCTGTGTAGGAACGAAAATCCTGTAACTGAAGCAGGCTAGGAAAGACTAATCTTTAGGGGCACCACCATGAACATCAATAGCAGACTTAGCACCTTCTTTCTTAACCCTGTAAGTATCAGTTTGAGCATGGCAATTAGGACATACCAACTGCAAGTTCTTTTCGCTATTATCATTATGGTCACCGTTTTTATGGTCAAGTTCTAAGGGGATATCTTCTTGCATCCAATAAGCCAATCCACATATAGCACATACAGGTTCAAGAATACGTTCTCTGATAAGACGTATCTTCAACTTGTCACTTTGCATAGGAACCTTATTAGAAAGATAATCTTCAATCGGTCTAGCTTTCTGAATGTCGTATTTAGTTTTTACAAATGGTGGAACACCAGATTTTCTAATTTTCTTGATTTGCATGTTTACCTTTTTCTAAAAAGTATGTTATACTATATTATACTAAGTAAATTAATAAAACTAAAAAGACGGAGGTACATTGGAAGTACAGGACATAGTAAAGTTCTTTTTTGGGTTTGTATTCATCACTGCATTCCTACAAGGGTTCTTGTCAGCATTTTAAATAAAATAAATAGTGGGGGGTCTTTAAATGAATATATTTAAAAGACTCTCCTGCATTTTAAAACTATCTGATTGTGATTGGGACTTAGTAGAGATTTTCCCTGTCGATATGGCAAAGAAAACTACTAAGCGATTTTTCAGATGTTCTAAATGCAAGAGAGTGAAATACAAACTACATGTCAGAGAATAGAGATAGAGAAAATTTTCAACGGATAGATGACACCGAGATTACTACAATCTCCTTGACGCTACCTGAAATTTTATACATAGACGATAACATAAGTTTGATGTTAGATGGGAGGGACTTTGAGAACATGATGCCTTTAAGACCCGTAGCCCCATCAGCAATCGTGCTAGTTCCCATAGACTTTATTGATAAGATTGGGAGGGCGTTTATTAAAATAATGACTCAAAAGACTGACGCAAGGCTTGGGAAGAGAACAGTAAGTGTCAAGATGTCAGAGATGGAACTGTACATGTTGAGAGAATTATGCATTAGCAGAATGGACTTCAACGGACATAAGGTAGGGTTGACATTAAAGAAGAAAGTATTGTTTGCACTATACCAAAGAAAACAAAAGACAATAGATATTATTGAACAACTATTAGAAGATATAGATTTAGGAGATACTAAATATGAGTGAAGAAATAAACATGAAAGATACTTTACAACATGCAAGTATGTTTGTAGGTATAAACAAGATAACTAAAAAGAACGCTAAACTTTTTAACAAGAGATTAAAGATATTAAGATTTGCAGGACTGCACATATTTGACCATGTAAAACTTCAAGACATTGAGGAACACATTGACCTTAGCACAGATGCGAAGAAGATGACTCCCGTTGAATTTAAAAATACAGTGTGGTCTAGCATGGAAGAAGGTGCTGAAATTTTAGTTAAGGAACAGGAAAACCCAACTGAAATTTTAGATGGTCAGGAACAGGAAACTCAACAAGATAGTTAAGTGTAGGAACAAGACCAAAGCTAGTGTACTATACCTGTGCTAAATAAAATCTAGTCAACTCCTTTGACTGCTTCTGTACCTTATAGTAATCATCTTCAAGATGACTTATCATGTCT